GCATGGACAATTGTTGAAAATAATATTAGTTTATTTATTCAACATATGATTCATAGGAAAAAACAGAAGTATCTTGTACCCAGATCTCAAATATTATTCTTAAAAGATATTGGTGCTAATGCTAATGTCTTTCAAGAATATGGTTGGAGAAATACAGGGACATTATTTAAGAGTCATATGATTAGTTATGCAATTGAATTCATACGAGAAGAATTGCATCAAGAAACTACAGATGACGGTAAGATAGTTAAGACAACCTATGGTATAGAGCGTATCCCAGACATCATGTTGCTTAAAGAAATGATGGCGTATAGAGATGGTGTCAACGTGGATAGACTTGTAGCATTTTCAGCATTGATTGCTTTTGCTAAAGTGCAACAAGCAAATAGAGGTTATAAAAAACGTTATGAGGAGACTGGATTAGCAAAAAACTTGGATAACCGCGATAAATTCAGTAAATTAAATAAGAGCCCTTTTCGTCATATTGGAAATGGGGGTCATACATTTGAGGGCATGAAAATGCCAAGAAGTGCTTTTAAAAACATAAGATAAGCTATGGAAATATACAATGCAATGCAGATTAAGTCTGGGGCTAAGGTTGAGTACAACAAAATGGGTACTCTTAACCAGCCATTGCAATTTTTATCTAAAGAGAAAAAAGATAAAGATTGGTCAAACTGGAATCTTGACTGGCTAGAATGGCAAGGCTTACGCGTAGTGCGTAGAAACGCTCGCCGTTTTATGAAGAACTATAAGCTTGCAAAAGGTATTATAGATAAGACGGACTACATTGTAGAAGAGGATAATGAGTACGCTGACCTTATAGATACCCTTACAAAAGAAGATGTATCAGCATTAGAGCTTAAGTTCTATCCTATTATCCCTAATGTAATTAATACACTTGTAGCAGAGTTTGCAAAACGCAATACTCGTGTTACATTTAGAGGTGTAGATGATGGATCTTACAACGAGATGTTAGAGCTTAAGCGTGGTGAATTAGAAAAAGCAATTATTGCCGATGCAGAGCAGCAAATGATGATGACATTATCTGAGATGGGACAAGCTCCGGATAGTGAAGAGTATCAACAAGCAATGTCTCCTGAGAACGTTAAATCTCTTCCGCAAATTCAAAGCTATTTTAGTAAGACTTATAAGTCAATGGTTGAGCAATGGGCTGAACACCAATTGCAAGTTGATACAGAGCGCTTTAAAATGGATGAGTTAGAAGAGCGCGGCTTCCGCAATATGTTAATTACAGACCGCGAATTCTGGCACTTTAAGATGATGGAGGATGACTACAACATTGAGTTGTGGAATCCGGTATTAACATTCTACCATAAATCACCTGAAGTACGCTACATGTCAGATGCTAGCTGGGTAGGTAAGTTTGATATGATGACTGTAGCAGATGCAATTGATGCATTTGGCTGGTTAATGACACAAGAACAAGTAGAAAGTCTTGAGGCTATTTACCCAGTGCGTTCAGCTGGTTACCCAATTCAAGGTTATCAAAATGATGGAGCTTACTATGATGGTACTAAATCACATGATTGGAATACACAAACACCATCATTAGGATACCGCCAGTATACTTCTATGTGGGATAATACCCTAGTAGGAGGTGATATTGTAAACTGGATCATGAGTGATACAGAAGACTTTTATGATTTTGGACAAGTTAACTTACTACGTGTTACTACAGCTTATTGGAAATCACAACGTAAAGTAGGTCACTTGACTAAGATTTATGATGATGGTACAGTATTTCAAGATATTATTACAGAAGAGTATAAGATTGTAGATAAACCTATTTATAATACACGTCTTGTAAAGAATAAGACTAAGGATAACTTAGTATTTGGTGAACACGTAGATTGGATTTGGATTAATGAAGTATGGGGTGGAGTTAAGATTGGTCCACATCACCCATCATTCTGGGGAACTAAATCTCCTGGAGGTATTAATCCTATATATTTAGGAATAAACCAGAATGCTATTTCACCTATGAAGTTCCAATTTAAAGGTGATAACTCAATGTATGGTTGTAAGCTACCTGTAGAGGGCTCTGTATTCTCAGATCGTAATACAAGATCTGTAGCTCTTGTGGATTTAATGAAGCCTTACCAGATTGGTTATAACATTGTTAATAACCAGATTGCAGATATACTTATAGATGAACTGGGGACGGTTATCTTACTGGATCAGAATGCTTTACCTCGTCACTCACTAGGGGAAGATTGGGGAAAGAACAACTTAGCCAAGGCTTATGTAGCTATGAAGAATTTCCAGATGTTACCATTGGATACTTCTATTACTAATACGGAAAACCCATTAGCTTTTCAGCATTATCAAAAGCTTGACCTTGAGCAGAGTAACCGTTTAATGACTCGTATTCAGTTGGCTAATTACTTTAAGCAACAAGCATTTGAAGTAATTGGTATTACACCACAGCGTATGGGTCAGCAGATTGGGCAAACTAATACAGCAACTGGCGTTGAGCAAGCTGTATCAGGATCTTATGCACAAACTGAAATGCTATTTGTACAACACAGTGATTACTTAATGCCTCGGGTGCAACAGATGCGCACGGACCTGGCACAGTATTACCATTCAACTAAGCCGTCACTGCGTCTTAGATATATCACTAATACAGAAGAAACAAAGAACTTTGAAATGAATGGTACAGATCTTCTTATGCGAGATCTTAATATCTTCTGTACTACTAAGGCTAATCATAGAGCTGTTCTAGAACAACTTAAACAATTAGCTATCCAGAACAATACTTCAGGTGCTAGTATCTATGATCTAGGTAACATCATGAAAGCTGAGTCTATTGCTGAGGTTGATCAAATTCTTAAGAAGTCTGATGAGCGCATGGAGAGACAAAGACAAGAGCAAATGCAGCAAGAGCAACAAATGCAAGAGCAAGCAATTAAGGCTAGACAAGATGAGGCTAAGCAGAAGATGGAGTTTGAAGCTAGCGAGAACCAAAAAGATCGTGAAGCTAGAATTATCGAGTCTGAAATTAAAGCTGCGGGCTATGGTTCTATGCAAGACTTTAACCAGAATCAGCAAAGTGATTACGCAGACATGCTTGAGAAAATCCAAAAAGGTGAAGAATACCAGCAATCAATGGGGTTACAGCGCGAGAAGGAAGGTAACCGTAGCCGTATTGATGCAGCCAAAATGGATCTTGAGCGTGAGAAGTTATCAGTGCAAAAACAAATATCTGATAATCAATTAGCTGTTGCAATGGAGAATAAAAACAAGTTTGATATTAAAAAGAAAGCCGCTGAAAAGAAGAAGAAATAGGTGTTTAGCTATCTAGTGCGGCCAGATTTGTTTTTTAAGAAAACTTATTAAATTTATTTAGATAGATTTGCCTATATTATTGATAGGACATCCTTAACAAAAAACCAACTATATGTCTACAAACAAAGAAACTACCGAGATTTCACAAGTTGATGTGAATCTTGATGAATTACTAGGAATACCCGGAGCTGATAATATTATGCTTCCTGAGGAGAAAAAGCCGACGGTGTTTTCGGATCCTAAAGTTGACACCTCGTTCATTGACAACCCGGATGATGAAGATGGAGAAAAACCTATTTCTAAAATAGAAGTAGATAATATCCTAGATGAACCACTATTAAATGAAGACGCTGATATTGCCCCAAAAGCAACAGGACGTCCTAAAATTGATAAAAGTGGTATGGCTGAATTAATGACTAAGCTTATTGAGAAGGGACAAATTGTACCTTTTGATGATGACAAGTCTCTTGATGAATATTCAATTAAAGATTTTGAAGAACTTCTAGAAGCCAACTTTAGTGAAAGAGAAAGTAAAGTTCGCCAGGATACACCTCGTGAATTTTTTGAAGCTCTTCCTGAAGAATTACAAGCTGCTGCTAAATATGTAGCAGATGGTGGAGAAGATTTAAGAGGTCTATTTAGAATCCTTGCCGAGGTTGAAGAACATCGCCAATTGGATCCTAGAGATAAAGGAGATCAAGAATACATTGTGCGTGAATATCTTCGAGCTACAAACTTTGGTAATGATTCAGAGATTGAAGAAGAAATTGAAGAATGGCGTGACCGCGGAGACTTACAAGCTAAAGCTCTTAAGTTTAAACCAAAGTTAGACAAGATGCAAGAACATGTTGTAGCGCAAAAACTTGCACAGCAAGAACACATGCGTAAACAACAACAAACTGCTGCTAATGCCTATATGCAAAATGTATATGATACATTAAAGAATGGTGATTTAGGTGGAGTTAAATTAGATAAGAAGACACAAGGTATGTTATACGCTGGTCTTGTACAACCTAACTACCCATCTATTTCAGGTAAACCAACAAACATGTTAGGACACTTATTGGAGAAATACCAATACGTTGAACCAAGACATGATTTAATTGCCGAGGCTCTATGGTTGCTATCAGATGCTGATGGCTACAAAGCAAAGATTAGAGATCAAGGTAAACAAGCACAAGTTGAAAAAACTGTGCGCCAATTAAAAACCGAGGAAGCACGACGTACTGTAAGTTCTCCAGTAGTTGAAAGCGAAGAGAAAATGCAACGCCGTATTCCTAGAAATGATAGCTTTTTTAAACGATAACTTAACCCTTAATAAATAAATAAAAATGTCTCTAAACAACACGACTCCCGTTTTAAATAACGGGATATTCCTCCGTGACACGCAGTATGCTGCGAGCTCACACGTGGATTCGTATCACTTGGTGAACATGCTTAAGAACGCAGAGCCTATGGATTTAGGACCTGTTGATCTTTGGGCAATGGCACAAAAGGTCGAAATGCCACTCTACCAAATGTCTAGCTTTGGTGGAAAAAATGTAATCAATGTTGACAATGCTCGCGGAGAGTACAAATGGCAAACGCCAATTGTAATGGATCTTCCTTACATTGTTGACTTAGTAGAAACAGGTGGTGAAGTTGACACCTTAGGTGTTGATGGTACTACTTTTCAAATTAAAATTTCACGTCGTGAATTTGGTCATGGTGATATCATCACTTATGACAAGTACAACGGTGCGGAATTATACATTACTGCTGATGACATTGTTCCAGTAGGTGATGGTTTTGTGTACACTGTACAATTAGTTAACAATGACTCATCTTATGGTCTTACTGCTGACTACGTTGCACCAGGTACTAAATTATTCCGTAAAGGTTCTGCGCGCGGTGAATACGGAGAGCGTTTCTCTGACATCGTAACAGCTACCGGATTCCGTGAATTCTACAACTTCGTAGGAGGAGCAGAAGCACACGTACACTATTCTATTTCATCTCGCGCGGATCTTATGATCAAGGGTGGTATGAATGCAGATGGTACTGTACCAGTAGTTGAGATCTGGCGTAACTTTGACAAGAATATGGACCCATCTGTAGCTAACCTAGATTCTATGGTTTCGCGTATGGGTAAGGACTATGTTAAGCGTGCAATGGGTAATGGTTCATTATCTCGTACATTCTTGACTACTATGGAAGCAGCTCACTTGACTAAAGTAGCTAATGACATGGAGACTTACTTGATGTGGGGACAAGGTGGACGTGTTCGTCAAGATGGTCCAGATGATATCCGCTTATCTGTGGGTCTTTGGAAGCAATTGGATAACTCATTCAAGCGCATCTACAACAAGTCTAACTTCAACCTTGACTTATTCCGTTCTGAGCTTTACAACTTCTACGCAGGTAAGGTTGAATTCCAAGGTCCAGATCCTAAGCGTCAATTAGTTGTACAAACCGGTATGGGTGGAATGCGCATGGTAAATGAAGCAATCCGTCGTGAGGCAATGGCTTCAGGATTGATGATCCAGGCTGCAGAGAACAACGGTATTGGAGCAATCACTGGTAAAGGCATGGACTTGAACTTTGGATACGCATTTACTTCTTATGTTATCCCATTCTTGGCTAACGTGAAGTTTGTGTTGAATCCAGCGTTTGACAACTTGCATACCAATGACATTGAAAACCCAATCATTGATGGTTTCCCATTGTCTTCTTACTCATTCATTATCTTTGATATCACAGACAATACTAATGACAACATCTTCTTGTTGAAGTTATCTTGGGATAATCAATTGAAATGGTGGTACCAGAACGGAACTATGGATTACATGGGACGTACCCAAGGTTTCCAAAGCTCTGGACAATTTAACGGATACCGTGTATTCATGACACAAACAATGCCTGCTATCTGGGTTAAAGACCCAACCAAAGTATTGAAGATTGTTATGCGTAACCCAATTACTGGCGGATCATTCTAATCTTAAAATATATGTAAACTGGGGGAGAGTTGAAAGCCTCCCCCTTTTTACTACCTTTACAAAAAACCAATAAAATAAAACCAACATTATGAGCTTTACTTTAGTAGAAAAAATTTCGCATTTTAAAAAAGGTCCTATTGCGATTAGACCATTTTTTGATAACCGTTCAAGTAACATGGGTCTTGAGAAATATGGCCTAACCTTATTTGAAGGGGTATCACATGAAGAGCAGTTAGCCTGTCTTGAGAATAACGGTGTAAAACGTTACCTTACAGGGCTTAATGAATTTGCACCAGAGGTCAAGAAAATTGTTGATCCTGAAGAGCGTGAAGCTAGAATTAAAGAAATTAGAACAATAGTTGCAGATCTTGAACAAGAATTAGCAGCAAATGTTATAGATATTGAGGACAAAGAGTTCTGGACAAAAGTTAAATTACTTCGCCCAGATAACGATGAGTTTTGGAGTAAGATTACTTTGCGTTGTGGTAATGATCCATTGTTTTTAGAGCCTGAAAAAGATCCTTATGATCTTATTAAGTTCTGTGCAATTAACGCAGGAGGTTTTAGTATTGTGGCTAAAAGCTATGATGATGCTAAAACAAAGAGCAATAGACATGCTCGTTTTTATTTAGATAAGTATGAAGATACTGCATCTAGCAAAACTGAAATTAAGAAATTGCGCAATAGAGCACTTTCTGAATTGCAAAAATTATTTGACAAGAATACTAATAAGTTATTCTACGTTGCTAAAGTTGTGGACATTGCAAGTGCCCAGTATAAAAAGTCTACTCCTAATGATGTTGTTTACGATATCATGGATAACTACATTAATGGGGAGAGCACAGAGAGAAATCCTATGCGCGCTGCACAAACTTTCATTGACGCTGCAAATTCCGATATGGAAACCTTGAAGTTGAAAGCAATGGTTAAAGATGCTACTTATTATAAGTTTATTATAGCAAAAGCTGACGGTATGATTTACACTAAAGACACAGGTGTAATGTTGGGAAGAAATCAAGCCGAGATAATTGAGTACTTGAAGAATCCTTTAAATGAAGATGTTTTAGTAGAATTAACTAAAAAAGTAGAAAAGTATTGGAATCAATAACTATCTTATATATAAATAAACACTATTATGAAAAACATGAATTATGGCGGTATGAAAATGATGACCGGCGGTGTTAAGAATCCTAATGCTGCAGTTACAGTACAAAAAGTTGCTAAAGGCCGCGTAGGTGGTACTAATGCATCTGTTGCTGTACAAAAAAAAGCAAATGGTCGCACAGGTGGTGGTAATGCATCAGCTACTGTTAACCCAAAGCGTAAGTAATGAATTCTTTACTTACACCTAAAGAACAAAAGAAAATGATTTCATATGGAAAGCCTAATGGTACCACTTATAAAACAGGTGGTACTACGGCTTCCAAGAAATCTGGTTGTAATTGTAAAAAATAATTGCTGTGGCTACAGACAAGAAGTGGATTCAAAAAGCTGTTAATCCTAAACATAAGGGTTATTGCACGCCTATGACTAAAGCTACTTGTACACCTAAACGTAAAGCATTAGCAAGAACGTTTAAGGCTATGGCTAAAAAGAAATAATATGGCAAAGCAAGGATTATACGCTAACATTCACGCTAAGAGAGCTCGCATAGAGGCAGGCTCTGGTGAGAAAATGCGTAAAGTAGGAGCAAAAGGTGCCCCTAGTAAAAAAGATTTTACCCAGTCGGCTAAGACTGCTAAAAAGAAATAGCATG